CTGAACTTGTGAGCGAACAGCAACTTGCTCAACCAAAACCACTGCATCGCGGTGACCCATGAGACAAACTCGCGCATTGTTAGAGCCTGATGCAGTGTCGCAATTGCTTGAGACAAACACAGGGATGCCATACAAGTTACCGATCTCACCAGTGCGGATAGTACTGTTAGTACCGCCCACAAAGGCTTGTTCAGTGTAACGAGCCAAACCCATCAGGGTGTTGCGACTTGATGGAGGAATCAAGAAGAAACGCTGATCCATAGGGGTATCGGTGTCATCCAAACGCTGAATAGTGCGGCGAATGGCGGCATCGGTCAGTGCTGACTCATTGTTGTTTGCGGCAACATAAGCAGTCGTACCATCGCCACCAATGAACGCACCAGTTGCGTAAGCATTAGTACCTGCACCACCATTGGTAGAACGACCCAACTGAACCAAGTCGGTATCAACTTGTTTAGCCAAGGCATAACCAGCATCAGAGGTGTAGAAGTTACGCAAGCTGTTCAGGGCTTGGGCCTCGACAATATCCTCAATCAAGCGGCTATATTCGTAGTGCTTGTTGATCGACACGTTTACTTCAGACTCAGTAGCTGCAATCAAAGTGACTGCGGCTTCTGCGGCCTTGGCAGATGCTGAACCACGGGTAGGTGCGGGGATATGAATCGTATCGCCCTTCTTACCTTTGAAGTTCATCTTCATAACGAGGTTAGCAAGAACCAAGTTTTTCTTGTAAGCCGCAACAATCTCATCACTCCAAATGTCAGGAATGAATTTGTCTGCTGTGGTCGTAGTAACTGAGTTACTGGGGGAAAATGCTGTTGCCATGTTGTTTCTCCTAAGAAACGAAAGTTAAGTTACTTAACCCGTCCATCTGCGTATGCTTGCATGATTTCACCACTCAAAGCATCGTATCTGTCAGGTTCTGTCATCTTCAGCCGAATCAGGTCAGCCCTACGATAAACCCTCTTTGAACTCTCACCAGTTCCACCAACATCCACTTGTGCGGCCTTCATGCTCTGCTTCCTGGCGGTTTCACCCGCTTGTTCAGTCTGCTTTGACTTGACACCACGCAACTGCTTGTAAGTAGACAGCAACTCATTGGCACTATCGTAATCGAACTCACCATCTGCTTTTGCATACAGACCAAGGCGAACAGGCGAGGATTTCACCCAATTCACAAAGTCCTGGTCTTGAGCAATCTGAGTGTAGTCAGGATGCTCTTGCCCTAGCTTTTGCTGAATCTGCATCCTTTTGAAATCTACACCCGCTTGACGGGCTGCGAGAACATCAGGATGATTATCGATAGTCTTCTGAACTGCCTTCTGTGGATTTTCAAAGAAATCTACCTCTGGCTCTTCCTCTTTAATAGTCTGTTGCTTCGAACTGAGGTTCTGCTTTATGAGTTCATCAGCGAGTTTCCTTACCTCTCCCACTTCTTGCGCTTGCTTGCCAATTAGCTTCTCAGCTTCTTGGTGCATCCGAACAATGTCTTCCAGACTTTTATCCCTGTACTTGTCAGGGAGTCCAGGACTTGCTGGCGCAATGGTGTTAGACAGCTTGGATTCTTCAGCTTCTAACTCACTCTTCATCACAGGTTCTTGATCAATCAACATATTATCCCTTTTTCCTGCCGTTTCGGTTATAGGAGAATCAACTCGGCGTTTATGCTTGTGAGTTGTGCTTTTGCTCCCACTTCAACTGATCTAGGTGTTTTTTCTCGAACCTTCCATGCTCTGATGGGAAAGAACCAGACCACCCTTCTAGTTTGAAGTTTGGAGCAGAAAGAATGCGGTTGGCTGTTTCACCACATTCACACCTAAAACTCTGAGCCTCATAAACACAGAGTCTTTCGGTTTTATGCCCGTTTGCACAGGCAAATTCAAACATTCTTTTCATTGAGTTCCTCGTATGCTCTCTCGCTGACCTCTTTCAAGGTTTTCAGCCAAGTAAGTATAGAAAGTTCACCTTTTTTGAATTGTAGGCTTTGTTCATCAGGAATCACAGATATATTATTCAAGGATGCAATCATGGAGTCAATATCCTCCACCAAGTCTTTCCATCCATCACTTCCCATCATAGAGAAGCGATCCGAATAGTATTTGTCAAGTTCAGGACTCACCAAGGCACTCCAGTAGCAGTCACAGGGTTTTTCTTGAATTCAATTTGAGCCTCTAAAGAAGCCTCTACAGCCGCTTTATCCACACCATTGGCCCAAATCCAACCCAACACTGTTTCTTTCGTTAAATCAGCGTATGGAATGGTTGCAGTGCCTTCACTCCATGAGCAAGTACTGTATACAGATGCGGAGTAATCCCCATCTGTTGCATTTGCTTGCCAATGTGCGGTAGTGACAAAACCATCTGAGGTTTGTCTGTCAAGTTCGGAAATGTTCCAAACGATTGTTGACATGGTTTATGCTCCTTCTAAAGCGGTTATGCGGGCAGTGAGTTGGGTGATGATGGCTTGTTGCTCTTGGATGGCTTTGATGAGCATGGGGACAAACACGCTGTACTTTACAGACTTGGTGGTTGTGCCAAGGTCGTTCCCTTCCGCATCTCTATCGCAAGACTCATCAATCATGCCGGGGAATACAGTCTCTAACTCTTGAGCAACAACACCAATTTGCTTTTGTGTGTCGCCAATAAAGTTAAAATTCACTACACGAACTTGATTTAAGTTTTCAAGTTTTGGCGTTGCATCAACAATGTTTTCTTTCAGCTTTATATCTGAAATCTGCCCATAGCTGTTGTTGGTGTTGGTCACATTTCCAGAATCTGCAACTCTGAATTTATATGCGCCTGCACCAGAGTTATAAACGCTTAATGGTGAATAACTGTTGTCTGTTGTGTTTTGTGCAAACTGTATCAATAAGCCAGAATTACTAAACCCAGACAAAGAGGCATTACTGTTTGTAAAAACTGCACAGGAGGCATTATTGGCTTGGCTAATACTAAATGTGCCGTTGGCATCAAATTGAAGCGCACTACCCGTAGTCAGCACCTTGGAGCCATCCTAATAATGTACTCCATTGGCAGTGCCACCATTGTGCGTAACAGTTGATGATGTGGTGAGTGTGGTTGCCGCTACTGTACTTGGAGTGGTTGCTCCCAAAGTACCATTCATTACAGCACCCGTCAGCGTCTTATTGGTCAGCGTATCAGTCGTTGCCTTACCAACCAAAGTGTCAGTAGCAGCAGGAAGCGTCAAAGTGGTAGTACCAGCTACCGCAGTTGCCGTGACTGTAGTACTCCCTGATGTGGTTCCAGCAAGAACAAGTGTTCCAGAACCTAGTGTTGAGGTTGCCATAATTTTCCTTTAAGGTGTTCCATTGGAGACAATGTTTGCAGAAGAGGTAATCAATCCAGTTGAAGACATTGATGCAATTGTCGTTGTCCCATACTTGAACAACAACTTTCCACCACTTTCTTCAATCGTGAAGTTTGTAGTCAAGAGTTTAGGGGTAGATGCAGCCGTACCTGTAGTATTCTGGTTCAATGTAGGAATATCAGCAGCAACAATAGCCCTGAATGTAGGTACACCAGCAGAACCATTAGGCGCAGCTAAAACATAGTTTGCAGTCTTAGAAGCATAAGGGTTCTGAGTATCTCCATAACCAGCAGACAAAGATATAGCAGGAGTAGCGCCACCACTTGATGCAACAGGAGAAGTGCCTGTAACTGATGTCACAGTACCTGTTGTTGGTGTAGTCCAAGTGGGTGTAGCACCAGTGCCAGCAGAGGTAAGAACCTGACCAGCAGTCCCTTGACTACCATCAAAACTTGTTGTTCCAGTTACGCTTAAATCAACAAAACTACCATTCTTAGGTGTTGTTGCACCTATTGTCATGTTGTCCATTTCGCCAACATAAGTAGGAGCAATCTCAATTGAGTTAACGCCTGTAGGCTTTATATGGACATGACCCGTACCTGTTGGGCTAATATCAATTTGTGCATTTGTTCCATTGATATTTGTAGATACATTCAGAGATAAATTATCTCCACCGCCGCCGCCCATGCTTAACTGTGTTGTACCAGCAGAGTTTTTGAGGCTCAAACCACCTGAGTTTGTTGCCTGAACAGTAGCAGTTGTAAGACTTGTAAGTGTTGCAGTACCACCAGTAATAGCTACAGAATTAGCATTCTGGGTAGACATCGTACCCAAACCACTGATGTCAGTATTTGATAAGGTAATAGCACCAGTACGACCAGCAACTGAAGTTACAAGATCAGTGTTATCAACCTTCTCCCAAGCAGAGCCATTAAATATCGCCCAATCGCCTTGAGTCCATGCTGTAACCCCATTCAGGTTAGTTGTTCCTGTGGTAGAAACAACATAGTAGTCTCCCTTTGTGCCAACACTAGAGACAAGGGTAGGTGTATTAGTTGATGCGTTCCAAGTGCCTTCATAGTTCACAAATCCAGCCATAGCTGTAATCTGTGCCTGTAAAGAAGTTAAAGTATCAAGTACAGACTGAGAAGTACCGCCACCATTGGTAATAACTTTGATGCGTTCAGCAACATCAAAAGGAACAACCTCACCAACATTAATCTCACGACCATCATCAAGAGTGATGACAAGGCTACCATCAAAATCAATGCGAGCAGAGGCAACACCAATGCCGTTAGAACCATCAACTCCATCACGCCCAGGAACACCATCTCGTCCTGCTGGCCCCGTTGCTCCTGCTGGCCCTTGCTTGCCATCTCGTCCATCTTTGCCATCTTTGCCATCTTTGCCATCTTGCACAGAGGCAACTTTGCTCTGAATCTCGCCATTCAACTGAGCAAACTTTTGCTCCATGTCTGACTTGATCTTCTTCAAGCCTTGGATAACAAGTTCAGCACCCTTGCCAATAGACTCGCTCTTGGCCTTGGCAATCTTCTCTGCGGCAGACTGTTGCAAAGCAGTAATGATTTCCATCTGCTGTTCAGCAGAGATTCCATCAATTCCTAGCTTACGCTCAAGATCGGCAATATCCATTATCTGAGTTCCTGAGAAAGACGATTGAGAAATTCATCTTCAACGCTCGACATTTTGCCCTTCTTGTCAGCCATTTGCAACTCGACAATCTTGGATTTGTTTTTAATGTCAGCTTCTTTCAACATCAACTCAGCAATCTTAACCCGCTTATCAAACTCTTTAGAACCAGCATCGTCTTGGTTTGGCAGGTTCTTGGTCATTGCCGCCATGTTCTTGGCCTGAATCTCTTGAGGCATCAACTGAGTCTCTACCTTCAGCTTCTCAGCTTCTGCCCGATTCTGTTCAGCTTGTGTTGCATTCACAGCAATCTGAGCCTGAGCAGCTTGCATAGCCAACTGTTGCTGTACTTGAGCCATTTGCTCTGCTTGCGGGTTAGGTTGACTCATCTTGTCCAACTGCTCCATCAGTTCATAGCGGTTGGTCAGTGAAGAATTAGCCAGAACGCCCTTCAAAATCAGTGGCAACACAGGAGTGTTAGGGCCAAGAGTCTGAAGCAAGCCAATGAACATCTGTTGCTCATGCTCACGCGCAATGATGCCCAAGGTGGCAGTCGGAATGAAAGTCATGTCCACAGAGGGATAACGCTCTGGGTCAAACTGCATATAGCGGAATGCCGCCTTCTGAATGAAGGGGATCAAGAAGTCTTCTTGGAAGTTCACCAGAGTGCGCTTGTACTTCTTGATGATGGTGGCGATAGCCATCGACATACCACCTTGGCCCATGTCTCTAGCACCAGCAGTAACCATGCCTTGAGAATCCAAAGTTCCAGTGGATTGCAGGAGCATTCGCTCGAAATCCTTGGCAGTTGCTAGGTTGTTGCCATCAGTCTGCCCAAACTTGAAGGGATACAGAATCTCTGAAGGTGCGCCATTGGTGAGAATGGCTTTTCCAGGCTTGACTTCAAACTTAGCACCACGGGGCAGACGGGTTGCATCCATTGCAATCATGGGGCTGGTGGTCAGCGCCAATGAATCCAAGTGAGAACGAATCTGAGCATCAATAGCTTTCTGCATATTGAAGGCTTTTTCCACTGTGCCACGCCCTAAAAGACGATTGGGAACAGTGTCATCTTGGTAGGTCAGAACAGGGCGATCCTTCATCATGTAAGGATTTGCCTCTGCTTTTAACAACTGCCCATCATTGGCAATCACGACAATGGCCTCAACCATGTCTGAATATTCTTCAGCAGCGGAACTCTCAGGGAATAAATCAACAATATTCCTGTTTTCTTCAAGGTTCTCTAGGTACTCACGGGGAACCAGACCATAGTAGGTAAGCAAAAGCACCTTTTCATCCTGGTACTGGCTTACTTCTTGGGTGGGTTCTAGGTCAGTGTCTTCATAAGTGGGCGTAATGTCTACTTTGCGGTAGATTCCACGCTCAATGCCTTCAACAATCTTGTGAATAGAGATGTATTTCTCAATTGCCACCCCCATACAGTCATCAACTGATGTGCCATTGGGGTCAAAAAGGAAGTTTTTTGGATTTACAGGTGAAATCTTGACTGCAATGCGGTCTTTTTCCACAACTCCAATGGCAGCTTGGCCCATTTGCCCAGGAATTGCCTGAGTAGAGGGTACATACTGCTTTTCAGTCTTAACGACAATCTCGCCAATGCCTGTGCCGTAGATTTCTGCCATCAACTCAATGGCATCAATGGATTTGCGAATCTTGTCTCGCTTGAAATCCTCCATCAACTGGGCTTTGATGATGCCTACATCGATGGGATTGTTGTTCACATCCCGAATATCGTCTTGAATGTCAAAGAACTCGCCTTGACCAAAGATTGCTTCCATAATCTCAGCATGACGAGTCTCAAC